ATTGATTGTCGTCATCAGCTAAACTCCAGTTCGCCGTCAGGCCCGGTTGTAATTCCATCAGAAGGCGGCGCTACAAAAGCCCGGTCATAATTCCAAGGCTTATTACCCGCCCCCGCTGGTAATGTTGATGGAAACTGCTGTTCGGCGGGCATTGCGGCCAGTGAAAGCAGGGTATTATATGACTGTTTCGCCGTAACCTTGGTTTCCGGCATTACCTGTTTACCAAATGATGGGGCTATCCGTATAGCTCCATTGGTAATGATAGCCGTCCATGCGCTGTCTGGCACCTCAGTCTCGGCGTCAAGATCACCTCCTTCCGGGCTAGAGGGTATAGGATAACCAAGGCGGATGCCTCTGGCATTCCATTCCGCCATCATAGCATCAAGGCGGCGCATGGTCTTTTGATATTGCTCAGTCGGCATGTCGAAAGCATAGGACGACAAACCCAATTCATCGAATATCGCTTCGCAGAACTGGCGCTTTGTATAACTCACAAAGCCTCCGCGATCTTCTTGGCCAACGTATCATCCTTCATCAAGTGGATGCCGCGCAAGCCTAATTCCTTGGCCTTCTGCTCCATCTCCGCGCGCGTGGGCGGCGATACGTCATCAACCGGCTTATCTTTGCCCGCCGCAGCCTCAAACGTCGCATGCCATCCCTGAGCCGTCAGTTCTTCAAACTGTTCCTCGTCCGCGCAGCCGATATAGCGATACTTGATGCCATAACGATCATGCGGGCCGGGGCATTTGTAGAGATGGCATGGGAAAATCATTGTTCACCTCGTAAAGTGGGCGGAGTTGCCCCCGCCCTACCCTATCATCCGATGCGGTAAGTCACAAATGTATTTGCCGCCGTCTTGCGAGTGCGGAAGCGACCGGAAAGAACAGTCGTCACCGCAGCTTGTCCAACGATGGTATGCCCAGACGATGCCGTCACGGTAAAGGCGTTAGTGCCGCCCGTATTGATCGCCGTCCAATCAAAGGAATCGTCAACCTCCATATCCAGCACAGTGTCCATAACGGTGCCGGTATCGAGCGTTGCAGCGACAGCCGCAGCGGTCGAAGATGTAACGATGCCACCAAGGATCAAAGCCGCCGTCAATGTGCCGGTTGCATTGAGAGTGCCGGGGGCTGTCTGGTAGCCGAAGATGCGCTGGCGCTCGGTAATAACCGGACCTGTGCCAGTCTCATACCAGAGGCCGTAATCACCCGCGCGGATCGTGACCGATGTAGCAGCCGAAAATGCCGCTGTGGTGTTAGAACCTGAGCCGGTAAACACATTGATTTCGGCATCAGGGCGATTTGGGAAGCCCACGGTCTTGTCAAGAACATAGTGCCCAAGGCTGTACGTTGCGATTTTATCAGATGCGGCAACCGTGAAGGTGACCGCATGATTGGGAAGAATGTAGTTCGACATTATTTCGTTTCCTTATCAAGTGGGGGAGGCATCACCCTCCCCCTTGGTCATTACGGAACCTGATTGAACAGCAATACACCGCACTGCTCAGGCGCGGTCATCACCACGCCATAGCGAGCATCAAAGGCATAGGTGCTGACGAACGTGCCTTGGTCGAAGCTCTTGGTCACCACGATCTGTATGCCGTTCTTGGTCGTGTAGTTCATGGTCTGCACACCCTGATTGCTCGGCACCTCGTAGCGACCAGGCAGCAATTCAATGGCAGGCTTACGCCAGAATACATTGTAACCCGAAGCGTCCGAATTGAGGAACGTGATAGCCGCAGTTGCAGAAGGCGCCACATAGACATTCTGGTACTGCTCCTCGGCATCCGACGCGCCCTGATTTGAGACCATCGGCGGTGAGATAACCATCGTCGTGCTGGTCAGAACTTCCATGACGCGGAAGGTCTTCAACTGGCCCGTGCGCGTTTTGCGAACGTGATGGACAGCCTCAACTCCAGCGACAGTAAAGCAATCGCCAGCCGCAACATTCGTGGTCGAACTAACCGTGATCGTCTGATAACGGTTATCGACATTACCCGTATTGCCATAGGTCGATTCGGTGCGGGTTGCGCGCGGCACATAATAGTTCGCCGCCGAAGCCTGCGTGTCGATAGTGAGAGAACCGCCGCCCGCCGCAGCAGCGATGCGGTTGCCGGTATCGAGTTTGAACGTCTCGAAGTTGGCGACCGGGCCGACGTAAGACTTCTCATATGCCGTAGTCGGCTTGCCCGTCATGGTCGAGCGGGAAGCGAGATTGCCTGCCATCCCGTTATAATCACGAGTGTTGAGCATCATGTAGCGAGAATCCGCCATAACGCCCATCTCGTTCATAACGCTCTCGCATAGTGCGATGTCGTCATAATCACCAGCAGCGGTGCTGATCGGCACAACGATGGTAGCTTGGTTGCAGGCCGTGTCGAGAACGTCGCTATTGACGCGGCTGGCGATGTAATTGCGCGAAGCAATGCCCAAGGTTCCGTCTGCCAACGCATCACGCAGTTCAAGCGCGGTAAGCTGGAAATTGTCATGCGGCTGCTTGTCGAGAACGGCGGGCACGGACAACTTGGTCTTGCCCTTGATCGTGATGTCGGAACCGATGATACGGTCACCACCAACCGAAATAACCTGCTGCGGGCGCCAGATGGTGTCGTTCGTGCGCTCCATCAGAGTGCCGTTGGTGCCGAAAGTATTGACGTTCTGCGAGGCGACGAGCTGGTCTTCGAAACCCTCGAAGATATCCTCGAACATCACGCGCTCTTCTTTGTTAAAATCATTGACTGCCATGAGATAGCTCCTGAATGGCGAGTTAAAAAAATGGCCTAAGCCGGTTTGTCTAACTCACCCTTCAGAGCAAGGTGGCGGCTCAATGGGAGGCGAACCCCGATACTGCCTGATGCTGTAATAGCTGAAATTCAACTACTATGCAAGAGGTGTGCCATTTACCCGCGTTTCTCGCGCCTGTATGCAACAACCTTGCTATAATCCCCCGTCTTTGCGGCCTCTTCGCGCAGCCGCTCCAGCGTCCCGTCAACCGTGGCAGAAATACCGGTTGTGCTGCTCGCCATTTTCTTTTCAGGCGGCGGCGCACCCTTGGTATTAACCTTCAATGATAGCTCCACTTCGGCAACAGCATAGATAAAATCGGCAATGTTTGTGATCGCCGCCAACTCCTTGGCGCGCTTAGGGTTCTTGCCGAGGGCATAAACCAGCAGAGCGGGGTTTTTGGCGACCTGAATAGCTGCCCCTTGCTGCGTGACGCTGAATGTATCCAGCACAGTGGATTCAACATCCTCATAATCGCGCACCTTGAGGGTTGATTTGCCTTCCTCATATTTCTTGAGCTTGGCCTGCCACTCTTGATCCTCGCGTTCCTTTGCGGCTATCTTGGCCTTTTCTTCTTCATCAACCGCGCGCCTGGTATCATACCACGCCTCTAACTGCTTCTCGAACTCAGCCTGATCGTAATCACACCCTTCCAGTGTCGGCTTCGCAACGATCTTGGCTTTAACCTGCTCCCCATTGGCCAGCGCCTCAAGCTCCTTGATCCGCTTGTCTTTCTCGCGATTGGATTTGCGAAGATCATTGACCCACGCCGGGGCTTTCTCCTGCTCTTCCGGCTCTTCCTCACCGATCTGAACGACGAGTTGATCTTCTTCAGCATATTCTACGTCAGTCTCCGTTTCGACAACGGCAACAACTTCTGCTTCGATCTCGGTTTCTTCAACCTCCGGCGTTTCGGTTTCATCAAGCGGCATAAATTCCCCTGCGTCTCAGCCGTCTTTACAGGGCGGCTGGCTCCCTGATCTCTTTCATCGTCTTCAATGTATCGGCGCGCTCGCCGTCAGTTTGTGCCAGGATAAGCCCTGTCTTAGCTTCGGATTCACGGGCTTGCGCCTGCGCCTTCTCAGCCTCACTCATCAGGTAAAGATCATTCGGATTCGGCTGCTGGTTCTGAGCCGCTTGCTCCATTGCCTCACGCTCTTCGTCATTCGGCTCAAGAACGCCCATTGTTACCAGCTTCTTACGGTAATATTCGCGAACATCGGAAAGCCCTTCACCTTCCATGTTCATCAGCACCATCGCCTGCAATATCTGCATCGTCTCAGGATCAGTCGTCACGCCCATCATATTGGTCAGAGAGCGGACAACCGCTTCGCGGCGCGTGGTGAACGATGGCCCTACATCAACAACGGTATCAAAATCAGCCTTCGTTAGATCGTTGGCGTTCACCAGTTCGCCGGTCTTGGCGTCTAGCGTCGGCTTCATCATCTCGACAGATTCAATGTTACCGGCCTCGCCAACCGACTTCATCTTGCGGTCTTGCTCAGTGTATAAATCCTTGGCCATCGACAGCCAAACTTCACCACAACGCTGCATCGACTTGGCAAAATTAGAGAGATAGATAAACGCCTGCATGTCAAGGCGCTGCTGCACCAACTCCACAGCCTTGCCGGACATGTTAGGCTCAAGCTTCTCGCCATCCTGCTGCCTACCAAGCACCTCGGCAAGATCAGCCTCGGTCAACTGAAGCAATGCGGCCATTGCAGGCGGGATTTGCGGCGATTTGGTATAGGCAACAGGCCCGGTCGCGATAGGCTGTCCGTCTGGCCCTTCCATGAGATTACTCAGGAGGTACGGATAATTCTTGACGTTATCCTCTTGCCACATGACTTGATGGCCCGCGATCTGCTCAGGATGGAATATCGGCTTTTCCACACTCGATAGCGCGCTGATCTCGGCAAGCTTGGACACTTGCATGTTCTTGAGCCGCGTCGGATCTTTACCGAGGCGCACATGGCCCATGCACCGCTCGATATTATCAATATACCAGCGTT